CGTCCAGGACATTCTTATTACGTGCGTGGACAACCTGAATGGGTTCTCCAAGGCCATTACGGCGAGCTATCCCAAGACGGAAATCCAAAAATGCATTATCCACCAGATCCGGAATTCTACCCGTTATGTCTCTTACAAAGATTTGAAGAAGGTTACCGCCGATTTAAAGCCCATTTACAAGGCTTCCACCGAAGAAGCCGCTGTACTGGAACTGGATCGTTTTGAAGAGGTATGGGGCAGTAAATACCCACTAATTATCCGGTCTTGGCGAAATAACTGGGCAGAACTGGCTACCTTTTTCAAGTATCCGCCGGAGATCCGAAGACTCATCTATACAACCAATATGATCGAGAGCTATCACCGTCAGCTTCGGAAAGTGACAAAGGGCAAAAGTATCTTTCCTAGCGACGAAGCCCTGCTTAAAATGCTCTATCTGGCGACGATGGATGTCACCCGCAAATGGACCGGCCGGGTTCAAAACTGGGGACAAATGCTACTTCAATTCTCCGTCTTTTTTCCGGATCGGGTCGGCCACCACTTGCGCTAGTAACAACATGATCCCCCCTCGGGGGGAAATACTTTTAAAAAAGTTTACACATAAATCTTGACAGACCCAAGTGAGGTGTCTACTGGTTGCAAAAACAGGTTAAAATCTCTCGACTTGTTGAATTCTTCTATTCTTTGATGCTTTTCGCATCTCTTCCCTGCCTGTATGAATACGGTCAGTTACTTCTGAGAATTCTTCATCAAATGCCTTTTCCTGTTTCAAGGTTTCAGATATTCCATCACGAATAAATCTCTTTAATTGACTATTCACAGTATCCATCCTCTTTTTGTTCTGGTTGATCGTTACTACTCCTTCTTTACTGCACTCTTACCGGTACTATATAGGCCGCATGAAGTAAGACCGGAGATAATGCCATACATGATACCCGTTTTAAGATCCCAAGGAGCCAAATAAACAATGCCTGCTACGATGCCCAGGATAACGGAAAGAACCGGAGCCAGACGAACCGGGAGTCCAATCCCTTTCGCCATTTCAACAAAACCGACAATAACGGCGACAATGACAACATCTGTGATTTCTATATTCATAGCGTCCTCCTATAGGCTACTCGCCAAAATGTGGTTGTTAAGCCATACCAATTCGTCAACGGTTAAAGTGTGGTTTTCGATCTTAACCATCCAGCTCCAATCTGTAAATTTCCCTGCATTCCAGGCTTTCCCCATATTGTCATAGAGCTGTTTCCACTGCCAATCTTCCAATTGTAAGGTTCTATTCATGTCGTCTTCCTCTCCTTCATATGCTTGTTTGATCCTCTCTATAAAGCTCGGTATTCTTCCCTCATCTAACATCCTGTGCGGGCAATATTTGCCACTCCAGTGCTGGTGCGGAACCACATTCTCAATGGGAATGCAAAACTGTTTCATAAGCTGAGCAATGACAATAGCTGCATTATCTTCTGCTTTGTAATATCGGTTACCGCCGGACTTAGAGTAACAAATTTCTACGCCGATAGATTGGCGGTTACCTGTTCCGTTCCCATCTCCACAATGCCAGGCATTTCGATCAAAAGGAATGCCCTGAACAGCTTCTTTATCGTCCACAGCAACATGGAAGCTAACTTCTCTGTTATTTCCAATCATATAGCGAATCTCATTATTTGCAGGTGCATCGTTCCATGTGTTGTGGAACGTAATGTATTTCGGTGCCATTTTATTCGGACATTTAATGCCATATTTACTTGGGTCAACTAGCATCTGTCTAATTTCCATCATTCAGTACCTCCGTTTCCTTTTAGAATTCCTTTGATCTCGGCGATATCATTGGAAAGAAGGCTAAAAGACTTTGCTTGCTCCCGAATGACTTGCTGGTTCTCACTAATAGTCTTCTGATACTCCTTCTCCCGCACTTCATTTTTCTTCATGGTAGTGAACAGCAGCCAAACAAAAAGAGCCCCAAAGGCTCCTGTGTTCAGAACTGTATTAAAAATTTGGTCTTCCATCATCCCTCACCTCCACTTGACATATCGTTTTACGCTCTTTTTCTGTTATATACCCTTTTTCTACAGCTCGCTCCAACTGCCTTGGAGTTACCGTCTGATTCTGCCAACAATAAAAGAAATGGGGGTACAATTCACTTTTCATTCCTCACTCGCCTCCTCTTGGTCAACCAAGACGTAGTTCAGTGCTTTTTGCAAAGCTTTGATCTGTTTCTCCATGACCTTCACTGGGTCTGGAGGATCTGAGCGGTTTTTAATTTGCTCAATCTCCTCAGCGGAAAGTCCTTCTTTCCAGACTTTCCGCTTGAAATCCCAAATAGGCGTATAAATCGGCATGGGTAAAGGATCAAAAACAACGGTTTCGTCTATGGGTACCTCTTGGTCCAAAAGATTAAAATAGTTGCCGTCTTTCTCTATGAGCGCCAGTGCCTCTACATATTTGCCTGCTTTGTCTACTCGACTCGCTTGTATGATCTTATCCATCTCAAACACCTACCTTTGTCCGTAAAATGAGGAGGGGAAAATGGTGAACGAAACAAAACCGGGTAGCCCATAACTTTCTACCAATACTTCTCCACTGGGGTAAACTCCCAGAAATTGAACAGATCTGGAGTAGTCTGCAAAGTTGATCATCAGACAACCAACGCGGATTACACCACTTGGACGAAACCCAGCCGGGAGGTTGAACAAAGGTGTACCAAACTCGGTTTTAGTCCCTGAGCAAGTGCCGTAAAGGTGGACATAGCCAAATTGATCCTTGTAGTAGCAAACCCCTTTGACTTCGCCTGCTTGTACGTACCAACCATTCAAAAACGTAGGCGTGTACTGCCCCGCGGGTTCGCCTTTCAGGGCGTATGCTCGAAGATCATTTATACTTGGAGCCCCAACATGTTTGGCCATCAGTATTACATCCCCGGTCTTACCGTTGACGGATGTTACGCCAAATTTACCGCCCCCTTGATCTTTCATCTTCTCCAGCCATTCTTTCCACTCTTTTTCAAAGTCCGCGGTTCGAGAGTCAAACCAATGTTTAAATTGATTAAAAATAGTGGTAGTATCGGCTTGGATAAGAGAGTTCACAATGCCACAAACGGTTTTGTTGAGCCTCTCGTCTGTTATTTGATAAGCTTCGATATAAGATTTACCTTTTACAATCTTTACTTGTGCTAGACTGATTTCAAACACGTTGTCATTACGTGTTAATGCAGGAGGGCTGGGAGTAGTCGAGGGTGTCCCTTCTTTGACAAAAGCCCGCACATACCGATGTTCCAGGCGTTTATCCAGCCTGATGACAACCCGGTCAATACGATCCAGCGTAGCATGTGGATAAGGGTGCTGTAGATTTAGCTTCGTATCCTTGACGGCATACAGGTACCCCTGTAACCAGGCATAGCCCGGTTGAATATACGTTTCCATGTTTTTTCCGGTAGACTCAACTTTTAAGTTTGTTCCGCCGTTAAATATACCGTCACTTAAGACTTGACGGAAATATTCAGCAAATTCATCCGCAGTATATAATCGTTCGTCCGTATCTGTCGAGTCAAAAAATCTGTAGGTTTCAGCCAAGCTTATCAACTCCTTAGTTTTCGTCCTATTACATCTGCCAAAGTGGGAATGCTGTTACCAAAAGTAACATCAATACGAACCTGGGAGGGTTCATATACTTCGGCTACTTCTGTAATTCTTGTGTTCATGGTGAGCCCCCACTGGCGATTTAGCACAGTTACGACATCCCCTAAGTCGTAGTCCTTACGATAGGTTAGATTAGATTTTGTAAGTATCTTGGCTTCGAGGGATGCTACCCTTTTTACTTCGGATAGTTTTTCGTGTCCCCGATCCGTCAGCATTTTCCTGATTTGCTCTTCTGAGAGAGGTTCTGAGCCCTCCTCTTGAGTCCCAACATCTCTGGCATCCACAAACATTTCATGCCTATTTAGACCTGTTGACGTACCTACCGTAACGATTTTTCGATCTTCTCCCTCCCCCTGCCCTGCGACCACAGCTATGTTTTTATGTCCAATTGCACTGCTTATATAGGACTGACTTTCGATGTTATCGTAGTCCGTGGAAAAAATAGCAGGTGGGCGGACATCCTGATCAGCCGTTAGGTTTCGTCCGGTTAGCACGTCAAACACATACCTTTTCTCTTCGATATCAAGCCCTATATGCCAACCCATTTGGGACATCAAGCTAAGTTTCTCTACTTCTTCGCCCAATGGTTTATACCGCGTTTGAAACTGGATTTTCTCCCCGCGTCCCTGGTCAGGCGCACAAATGAAACCCGGAATACTACGTTCTCGGTCAACCGGGTTCACACAATTATGTTTAATGATTTGTTTAATGGCTGTTTCAATGGGCGCGTTAATATAGTCATAGGCTCTACCTTGAGGAGGGTACGTGATACGCCTCCCGATTAGACTAGCCAGCAGATTCCCCTTAATGATGAGTTCCTCCGCCCCATCCTCGTTTAGCGTAATTTCCCTATGCTTGATAATAGCAGCTTCCTCCCGGCGACTAGCTTTAAATAGGATCACATCTTCCTGGAGTTGATCCGCATTTTGCATATTAGGATTAATGTGCAATTCGACCTCGCCGGGTTTATGCCAACGACGAACCCATTTCAGGGATGAATACGAGTCTACCTCTCCCAAAAGATTAAAATCCGTGTCTATGAGTCTGATGGGTTCCATACTTACACCCCCACGTATCGGTTTCTATACGTAACCGTAACTCTTGTCTTTGAGCTATCGTTATTGCTGTTATATTCTAGTGTATTTGAGCCCGGCACCAGTTGAAAAAATGAGCTGGCGAGATCGATGTAGTGGAACGCATTCTCCACCCTACCACTTGCGCGGATAATCTCGACCCGTTTTTTCCCAAACTCTGTATCAATATGCAAGATGTCATTCTCGTTCAAATCCCTTTTAACCCGGATGAATTCCCCCGTGGTTCGGTTATACACGGTGGGATTCTGTGCTGGTCCTTTAAATTCGATGCTTACGGGTGTTTCTACATCCCCTTCGTTTACGACTCCGCGCTGAAAAGACCGCTTGGAAAACGACACAGGCAGCCGGAGAGAAAACTTGTAGCCGCCCATGACATAGCTCATTTGGCGGCTTGTCGTATACGCATCTACCCAATAGGGAGACGGGCAAAAAAGAGACACCAGGCACGGCTGTACGCGCGTCGTACGTGTCTCTTTTTCCTTAGGAAACGATGGGGCTATTTCAACCACACAATCTACTTTTCGTTTAATTCCATCGTGTAAATGGCACTCTAATTCACCCATGCCTAATTTCGGATTGAATATCGAGCTAATTTTCCGTCTTAACTGCGCCATGTGGTTTTTATTTTCGGCAACGATCAAGAATTCAAGCTGTATCCCCCGTTCTTGGATCTGACCATCCACATACGTAACCCCATCTTGATAAGGGGATCTTTGGGTCACGACTTTGGCATGCATCCCATCAGAAAAAACGCGGCTAGTCAATTTAAAAGGAGCGAACCTACTACATGTAATAGATTCGCCCCTGCTATTTGTAAATATGACCTGTTCCACTTACCTCATCCCCAACTGTAATGCTATCTCCGTTAGCATTCTTCTTTGTTTACGTTCAGCTTGCGAATAGTCCTGAGCTTGTATGACAACATTGGGCTGAAAGCTCGTTGTATTATTATAATTTCGAATGTTTCGTATATTGTTCGGCATAATCGAACGTGCATTACCATTTATTATGCTTGCAATGCTATGTGGATCTACCAACTTAGCCTGCACATGCATAACGTCTTTATTTAAAGCAAGATCGCGGCGTTTCGTCATCCATTGTTTGGAGGTGTTATACAATTTCTTACCTAACTCATCGTTCGCTTTGTAGGCAGCGTCGGCACCACTTTTGATACCTTTCGCCACGCCCTCGGGTATACTTGTAGCTAATTTCGCCATTACCCTAGAGGGAGAGTTGATGTTAAAAAATGATTTAAATCCGTCTACGATACTTTCGCCTACTCCTGTGACGGCATCCCATACCGCACCAGCCATGTTCTTAACCCCATTTATGAGCCCCTTGATAATGTCTTCACCTATTTGTAATAGATCGATTTTCTTAAAAAATGCCACGACATCATCCCATATCTTAACAATGGAATCTTTTAGGGATTCCATCATTTTACATACACCGTCCCACATGTCGGATGCCAGTTTAACGACACCATCTTTTAAGCCCTTCCAAATGCCCTTGACGGCTTCAACCGCCCCGGAGATAATGCCCTTGATAATCCCTAGCAAATTATCGGTAATCCCCTTAATTGCTTCCCAGGCTCCCGACCAGTCGCCTTTCAGGAGGGAGGTGAAAAATTTAATAATGTTTGTAATAATCCCAATCACACTTTTGATAATTTGCATCACGGCAGGAAAGACGGCTTGCACAATCTGCAAAATGGTTTTGATGACGGGCACCACCACATTTTTGATAAGCGAAGCCACACCGGATAAGATTTCAATCACGATGGGAATGACCATTTGGATAATTTCCATGATCGCAGGAAAGACGGCTTGCACGACCTCTAGGATAATCGGAATGACAACCTGTGTAATGTTCAGGATAACGGGAACGATCGCCGCTATGACCGGAATAATTACCGCCATCGCTGCCTGAATGACCTCTAACACGATTGGGAACACGGTTTGTATCACCTGCACCAAAACAGGAAGAACCGCCTGGGCAATTTGGGCAATCACGGTAATCACGGACTGGAAAAGCTCTATGGCAATGGGCAGGACACTTTGGATGACCTCAATAATAATTGGGAAAATGGCGGTAAATGTGGCTAAAAAAATAGGTAAAACCGTTGCCGCTAGTTCCGCAATGACTTTCCCGATTTCAGCAAACGCCGGAACTGCCGTCTCCACAAACGTTTTGAACAAACCCGTTGCCAGTTCAAGTATGGCTGGCAATTCCGACGCAAACAGGGTGCCGATGGTTGAAAACAACTCTGCAAACGCTTGACCCAGTTCAGCAAACACGGGACCTAAACTGCTAAAGGATTCCCCAATCACCTGACCTGTCTTCTGAAACTCTGGTGCTAGTTCCGTAAACATTTGGGCAAATTGGTCGAATACCGGACTGAGCGCCTCTAGTATAGATCCACCCA